AGCCACGGGGGCAGAGTAAGCAACAAAGATCCAGGGCCTCATCCCAAGTCGGTACGAAAGTTCCCATTCTCGTCCCAGGTAAGAGAAGATACCGATAAGGAAATGGAACACAACGAGCTGATAGGGTCCGCCGTTGTACAGCCACTCTTCAAGGGTATTGGCTTCCCAGATCGAGTACAAATGTAGTCCAATTGCGTTACTGCTAGGCACGACGGCACCAGAGATGATGTTGTTACCATACAGAAGAGAGCCAGCAACGGGTTCACGAATGCCATCAATGTCTACAGGAGGTGCAGCAATGAAAGCAAGAATAAAACAGGTGGTAGCAGCGAGCAGACAAGGAATCATCAACACGCCAAACCACCCGACATAAAGACGATTGTTAGTCGAAGTCACCCAGGCACAAAATTGATCCCAGGTTGACTCCTGACGGGTAAGTACAGAAGTTGCCATAAAAATTTTTTAGTTAGAAATTGCCGACCCACCCACCACATATTTAATTTATCAGAAGCTGTACTTCACGCCAGCTTTAGTACCATAGGAATTAACAGAGTCAAAGGCAGCAGAAAGCTCACCGTAAGCAGAAAGCTTTTCAGTGACGTTCACAGAACCGCCAATCTTACCAGTCAGTTTAGTGTCTGCTTCACCACCATCAGGGGAGAACACAGAAGGACCGCCCTGGATATACCAGCCACCAACGGAACCACCGTCTTCATAACCCACGTGGAAGTCAGTCACATGACCGTTGAAATCAGATCCAGTGAAGCCAGCATTGTTCTCAATGTTAGCGTAAGGACCGGCAACAGCAGGGGCAGCAGCGATCAGGGCTGCGGGGAGGATAGCAAAGAATTTCATTGTAGTTTGTTTAGAAAAGAATAAGTGTAGTTAGTACGGTTACCATGGATGCCCCATCCTAACCAGTAGTAGGCAGCATTCATGTAATAAGGGACTGTTTGGTGTGGCGTTTGAAACGCTTCAAGGTCATCCCTAAACCTCATTTCATCAATCATGTAAGCAGTTTGACACTTAAGGGTACTAGGGTCTTCATTACGACTAGCACAATAATTACCTAGACCATTATAACGGTCAATGCTTGTCCATTGAATAAGACCATAACCTCCACGAAGACAGCGATCGTAAGGTACGATAGCACCGCCTTCACAAACGTTAGGTTTAAAGTTAGACTCTTGTTCGATGTTACCCATGATGACGGCAAGGGCAGTACGATCTTTTACATCAGCAACAGTCTGCAGTTGTTCGAGTACGTACTGCTGTTGCACAGTACAATCAGGGCATTCAATCATTTTTTCTTGGCAGTTTTAGCAGCTCGTTTGAAGTTAGCTGCGGTAGGAGCACCGGCACTGCCAGGCTTCCGCATCTTTTCTCCCGAACCTTTTTTAATACGCATTCGTTTTGCGTGGATGTTAGCGTAGAGACCTTTAGGCATTACTTTTTCTTGCCGCCTCCGTGTTTTTTACCACAGCCCATTACCATACTCCGGGGATAATTTGACCAGTTAGTGCGTACGCTCCAAGCGCAGCCATCACACCCAGCATAGCCAGGCGACCGTTAAGCATCTCAGCTTTTTCGTTGTGAGTCACAGTGTAGTTGTCGTCAGTGTACATGGTGGGTTCTTTTGCAAAGAGGTTTTGTTGTCCGCGATCGTTGGTGGTAACAGTCATCAGAATTGTACGTCAGAGTTTTCAAGTTTTTGCATAACCTCTTGGCGGTATGCAGGGTCACGATCGTAACGTGGATCAGCCATAGCTTGTACCAATTCTTGTTGGCTACGGAACCCTTGTGATTGATTAGCCGTACCTTTACCAGTCAAGAGTTGACCATCGGATCCAGTAGCATCACCGTATTTATTAGCAAGTGCTTGTACAGCAAAATAGATTGAAGAAGCATTACCAGATCCCATGACATTGTCATACATCTGAATCTCTTCTTGAGAAAGGTTTTGACCAGCCCATTGGATCATAGAGTTGTAAGCTTTTTCACCGCCAACCATTTCAAACAGTTGCTGTGCTTGTGCTTCAGTCAGCTGCTCACCATCAGGCTCTTCAGTTACTTCTTCTTCTGACTCTTGTTCTGCTGGCTCGCCTTCGTCTTCGGTGGTTTGTACTTCATCACGTGGCTCTCCAAGTTTTGATTGTAGTTCAAGGTATGCTTTTTCAAGCGATTGCTGGTCTTTAAATTTACCAGCGAGTAGCGGTTGCTCTCCACCCTCAAGAGACTCAGCAACCTGCAGGGAGTCTTGCTCATCAGCATTAAATTCTGGCTGATCAGCAGGTGTTTCATTCATTGTAAGTGTTTCACTCATGCGATTGGTGGTTGTGGTGGTTCAGGGATTTGTGTTTGTTCTTGTTGTGCCATTTGCATAGCAGCTTGTTCACGCCTTTGTTCAACAGCAGCCATTTGTGGTGCTTGCTGTTGTGCTAGCATCTGTTGCTCTTGTTGAGCTGCAGCTTCATTTTGAGCTTGGAGTTCATCCATACTCTTAACAAGATTCAGCACATCAATACCAGAGGCTGCTGCCAATCGTTTGATGACTTCATCAGTGTTGACATACTGAGCAATAGCTTCTGGTCCAACAGTCTGAGCAATGACAGTAAGGAACTGTGCAAGGCTTTCACGATCTTGTCCACGTCCAAGTGCATTGATACCAGCGACAATAGTAGGCTTTACAATACCACCTTTAGGTAGGCGTGGAATCTCACCGGTTTTCTGTGCAACAGAAAGCTTACGGTTAAGATATGGTACAAGGAACTCAACAGTCAACAAAGAGAACAAGCCTCCAAGTTGTTGTTCAAGTTCAAGTTGTGTCATCCTGACTTCTTCTGCTGTAGTGCGTTCCGAATCCCTAACGTTAAGGATAAGGAATGCCTCACTCAAACGTTGAGTCAGTGACCCGATCATTTGATAAGCAGTTTGGAAGTCAGCTGTCTTACCAACCTGCACCACACCGATGTCATCAGGTCGTCCCTGGATGATAGCACCGTTACCTGCCTTAGCAAGTGTAGCGGGCTTGGTGGTGGAGCTTGGGCTGACAGTAAACACTACCTTAGCAGCTGCTGCGCTGCCTTCAACGATGGCTTGTGACAGTGCTTCAAGTGACTTGAGATCACCGATGAACTCTTCCACCCTACCACGTCCGTAGACTTCTCCGTCTACGTGGTTGAAGCGTAGCACAAGCCAGGGGTTAGCGTCAAGCGGTGCCTTGCCCATGGACTTGGGAAGCACTTTGTCGTACACCTCTTGGTGCCAGATCCATCTGTTGTTATCCAAGGTGACGTGTGTATAAATATCACATTCATCATCTTGATGTGATGAATTATCGGATACATTATTAGGTTGTTCTTCCTTGTAATCCGGGTAAAATTTTTTCAGTAATTTTTTCGAGATTGTTTCTTTTGTTACGATTTCAATAACATTACCGTTACCATCTCTATCAATCACATAGCGGTTAAGGGGATAGAGCTTAAGCCCATCCTTACCCATGAAGATAAGAGCATTACCAGCAACAACAAGATGCTTAAGTGCTTGATGAACGACAACACGATCAGTAGAAGCCGCGATGGATTCCATGATGGTGCGCTCAACTTTAGCAAACGACAAGTCAAGTTCTGATCTAATCTCTGGACCCAACTCTTGGGGAAGGTTGATGTCGTTAACCTGGAGTTTAAAGAAGCTAGTTTGTGGAGGTAGCAATGCAAGCATAAGTTTACTTGCAAGCGTCACCACACCTTTAGCTCCTGTTGATTGCCAGGGTGTCGGAAGCTTGAGAGCACCTTTAGTGAAGTGCTCATCTTCACGAATGAGATAAGGTAGAGTTAGATCTGCTGCTTGTCTAGCACTGTTTAGAAACTGTGAACGGTCTGAAGACAATCTGTCATAACGAGATTTAGCAGTCATTAGAGATTGTTAAAGTAGTGAACTAATAGCCAAACTTTGATAAGGCATGGCACCAGCAAACTGCGTCTGACGACGTTTGAATGGTTGTGTCCCACCAGTTGTAGGCGCCTGGCTTGCAGGTTGGAGTTGTAGATTAGGTGACTGACCCGCTCTCATTTGGTTAGCGGATCGTGCAGCAGCAGATTGAGCTGCTATTTCGTCTCGCTTTATACGCGCTGCTTCATCTTTAGCACGTTGAGTTTCAAACGCCTTCATGCGGTCATCCGCTTGCTG